TAGTCTTTACCACGATCCTCATACTCACGACCACTAGAGACACGAGCACAGAAAGCTACAAGGTCTTCAGCATTACTTGCAGGTGTACCTAGTACTGGTTGTGTTACTGCTACGAGTTTAGCTTCTAGCATTAAGGTTCCGTCCTATACACTTTTCCATCAGAAGTAAATGCTTGCAAGTCCTTAAAGTCATAACCTGCAAGCTCTGCCTGTTTAACTACAAACCACAAGAAGTCATAAGGGTCCAAGTCATCTACCTCACGAGAGTAGCAAGAGATTTCTCCCTTGCCAAACTCTTCCTCCTCGTAAGACACTGTGAATGTCATCTTAGGCATCAGTACCAAACTCACCGCTGTTAGTTTCGATAGCTACTCCAGTCACATAACCATACCCAGCAGACTGTAGGAACCCGTAGAAAGCCTCTGCAAGCTGATTAAGGTTCACTGCATCCCCTCGGATAGATTTAGTAGTTACAGTTCCATCAGAGTTCCAATGGTTAAAATAAAATACCTCTACCCAGTCATCGTTCATGCTACATCACCCATATTAAACAGTTCGTCATTAGGGTCACTATCGGTAATCTCATACTCTACACGCTCAAGAATACCCACATTCTTCAGTCGTACTCCAGCACCATGACTGTAGGTCTCAAACTGAACCATAGCCCGTGAACCATTGCCAATCAGACCGTCTTCCTCGTAAGACCACCAACGCTTATTCTCTGGACCTTCTGTAAGATTAACTACTCCCGGTGCTCCACCATAGTTGACCTCTACTGTACCATTCTTATTCTCAAAGGTCTTAATGTTATCAGGGAATGGTCGCTTCAGTGTGATGTACTTACCAATACCAAATGCTTCATTACCTTCCTTGATACGATCACTGTTCATTGGGTGTAGATCAAGTCCACCGTCTACAAGCTCCTGAATCTGATTCTCAGAGGTGAAGTAACAGTTGACAGTGTACTGACCACCCTTCTGATGTACTGCCTGTGCTGCACGAGGACCATCTGGGTTACCCATGTCTGCGTTCTCAGGGAAAATCTTAGCGTATTCCAGTACCATTTCCATTGTGTATTTAGGCATATGTATTTCTCCTGTTGCCCTCTGTATATAACTATAGCAACCTTTTTTCAGATTTGTTGCACAAAAAGTGTAACTTCCGAATCAGTGTTGCATCAAAGACTCAATGCACGGATGCGTATGAGAGTCCATACTGTTCTTCTATTTCAATCGTCACATTTAGCTTCAACCTTTCGTTCACTTTCTTCATTGCCTCATACAGTATCTTACTGACATGATCCTCATCACCCTTCTTCACAGTAAACAGTATCTCATCATGGTACTGCATACTAATCTCAAGACCCATAGCTCTACAGAAGCCAACCCAGAGGTCAAAGACATAGACACCCGTAGACTGGTTTGTAGTTGACCAACGATCCTTATCAAACCTAAGATTGTGGTAGAAGCCTGAGACACTGTTCTTAAGCCACATACTACCATCCTTGAGGGTCTTTACGTACTGACCCTTAGCTACCTTCTTAACAGCCCAGTTACGGTCCCAGTATGCGTCTATGAGTGCCTTAGCCTCCTTCTCCTTCATACCTGTCTCACGGGCCAGCTTAGGCGCTCCTACGCCATATACACAGCTATAGTTAGCAGCCTTGTACTTACTGCGTAGGCTCTTGAGGTTGATCTCTCCAGCGTTATGCTTATCAATGTCCTCTTGTGTTACTGCACCAGCGTGTAATGCCAAGTCTAAGTGAGCATCATACCCCTCCCTACTCATGTCGTTTACGAACTCAGGGTCCAGTGGTTTGATGTAGTGTCTCTTAGTCATATCTTCCAAGCTACTAACGTCAGCACCACACAATACGGTATCCTCAGACGGGGCTACAAGAACACCACGACACCACTCACCATATGCAGCCTCAACACCCGGTAGATTAACCACAGGCGCTCTGTGCTGAAGCCTGAGAGTGTTAGTGAAGCCTCCTGCACCTGCCACTACCTTACCGTTCCTTTCGTTATTCAGGAAGCCCTTGAGGACGCCTATGCGGTGACTGATAACTGTTAGACCATCAAGTAGTTCGATAGCCTTATCCCTAGACACTAGCTCTAGTACAGAAGGACATAGGTGACCACTCTTACGTACTTGCTCAATCTTACGTTCCTCACCAGTGTTCTTGTTGCGTATGAACTTCCATGTTCTAGGTTCCCAACCTAGAGAAAAAAGCCATTGCTTTACTTGCTCAGTAGAGTTTGGGTTGCCATCCTCATAGCTGTCTACATAAGTCACAGGTCCAGCAGTGTCGTCTGGTAGCTTCAGTTCTCTTAGTAGTGCAAACCAAGTCTCTCCATGCTTACTAAGACTGCCATCAGCTTTGTAGATTACCTTTGGCTTTTCCTTCTTCTTAGTGATAGGGTTCTTAGGCATTGCTTCCTTAAGAGCTTCTACTTTCTCCCCTTTCATTGTTTCTAGTTGGTTTAGGTAGTCCTCACACTTAGCTACATCTAAGGTTAAGGGGTTAGCTTCTTGCCCCCTAAGACAATCCATCTTGAAGCCAAGGTAGTTGATGAACCTGAGTGTGTTGTCATTCATAAATTTCCTTTAACCTCCGTTCCATCTTCTTCCATAGCAACCAGTTAATCTTGGTATCTTCTTCACACCGATGGGCATACTCCTCGTAACTAAGGTTCTGCCAGTCATCTACCTTCGGTTTAGCTACACCAAGATCAAGTCCCCATTCTGCAAGACCATGCTTCTGTCGATCTGGATACAAATACCAAGACAAGGCCAGAGTATCTATCCACTTACGGAAGTCCATAGGAACACCCAAGATACGATTGAACACCACCATGTCATGTCTGATAGCATTATGAGCAACGATAAGATCAGCACTATTAAGAACTGCTCTCATGTCGTCATAATCACCAGTGCTATGGTAGGTCTCACCATCTCTAGTGTAACTTAAGACATGTAACTTAGTGCAGTCATAGGCTAGACCATCGCTTTCTGAGTCAATCACTACTATGTTCAAAGTATTGCTCCTTACGGTATTTGTACGCCTCACAGAAAGTTTTAAATCTCTTTGAGGCTCCAGCCCTGCCAGTTCTTGATTTCCACCGATCTCGGCTCTTATCCCAGTAAATACCTTTCAGTAGTGGTGTATCCATGTTAAGTAAGTTGTGACTTCGGTTAAGCTGACGAAGGTTACTTATGCGATTGTCTGACCTATCACGGTTAATGTGATCTACATCATGCTTGGGCCAGTCACCGTAGTAAAGCAACCAAGCCAACCTGTGTGCCAGTACCTTCTTGCCAAAGGGGGTGGAAATGTAGGTATAACCATTCTTGTTTACCCAACCGACTTTCTTATCACCCATGAAAAGTAGCCCGCTTTCTGGGTCATACGAGTAGGTTTTCTTTAAGTCGTCTTTAAAACGGGATTCCATCATCTCTCTCCGGTGTGTTGGGTTCACTTGGTCCACTGTATTCCTTGACCATTGTTGTGTCAATATCGTATCGCAACATTCCAGCGTGTCCTGTAGTGGCGAAAGGTCGGTTCTTTGTGACTGTCATATACGTTGTGTTACGCTCATCTGAGTCTTCCGTAAGTTTATCACGCTCCAATTCTAGGATTAAGATGGCCTCTTCCTCAACAGACTTTGCGTACTTAACCGCGCCGTCATTATTAACATGAGAGATACATATAATCCCAACATTCCTACGCTTAGATAATTCCACCAGCTTAACCCCCAACTCAGTTAGAGCACTTGTAGCACCATCCACACCACTCAGATAAGCCAAACGCTGTAGGTGGTCAATGAAAATGTAGTCAGCACCATAGATAGTAATAGCGTGTTTACATTGCTTTAGGGTACTCTCTAGCGGATCGTGTGGGTCAATGTCAAAAGACACAAACTTCTCTTCACCAACTACATCCAGCAAGGCTTTCTCAAACTCCTCATCAGTAACACCATTCGTCTTCTGATCTTCCTCAGTGTTTACATTGTAGCCCAACTCATACGTAGCCATACCCCGTGCTGTTGTGCTCTTCATCTCCTCCATAGCTAGGTTAGCTACTACCTTACCCTTATTACGTACAAGATCGTGCTGGACATAACGGAAGAGGCTAGTCTTACCAACTCCCGGTGGTGCCTTAACCACTGTGATACCGCCCTTAATCCAACCCCTCATAACCTTGTTCAGAGCCTCTACAGGCGTAGCTGTGTACTCATAGGGGGTCTCATCCCTAACAGCCTTAAGCCAGTCCTCAGCGCCGCTTGTGAAGCCAGCAGGAGAGTATTTCTTAGCTGCCCACCATGCAGACTTATACTCACGCTCCTTACCAGCCATCAGGAAGTCATTAGCATCCTTATACTGACCGTGGTTCATCATGTGGACTTTACCGGGGAACAGATCGAACATGATCTCTGCTACCTTACGCCCCGGTTCATCATTATCCACACTCAGGATGATCTTATCAAAGCTCTCCAGCCAGCCTCTAGTCTTCTCCCACAGTTTACCGCTTGGTGTAGCTGATGGCAGAGATACTACAGGGTTCTTGTAGGAACTACCCTGAGACAGCATCTGGAAGGCAGACATAGCATCAACCTCACCCTCCACCACAGTCACCATCTTACTACTACCAGCAGGGAATAGGTTCATACCGAATAGTTCATTACCACGAAAGCCATTCTTAGCGTAGAACTCTTTAGGGAACTTACGTACCTTGATACCACCACTAGGATAGGGATACTCCTGACGATCCTCTCCGTAGGTCTTAACCCCATAGAACTCCATCACGTTACTAGTGATACCACGAGAAGCTACAAACTTACCGCTCTCCTTCTTGTCAACTACATCTTCAAACACTGGTAGTTCCTCTTCTATTGCTTTTGGTGTGAAGCCCCTCGTAGGGTACTCTTCTTCAGCCCAGTCATACTTCTCGTCACGGTTTGGGTAGCCACGATGGCATGAGTGACACTTACCAGTCATCTTCTCGACATTGTAAGCGAAGGCGTCGGAAGAGCCACACGAGACGAATGGGCAAGGCTTATGTATTACCTCAGTCATGTGTGGCTCTCCTTTAGTTACAAACGACCCCAGTCACTAGAAAGACTGCCCTCTTGTTGCAACGCCCACTTAAGTTTCTTTGAGTATTCGCTAATCATAGGTTGCAGAGAGTCTTTATTAAGTTTGATTACCCCTAGATTACGATTCTTGTAACTGAACAATTTTACAGACCGAGCATAAATATCCTTACCCCCGTTAGCCTTACTAAAGTCAATGCTACCTGTGTTCAACTGTCGAAGAAACGCCTCTCCAATGGGAGGAAGACTACGAGCATTAACCATAACGAGGTTCCTGTACAGTTCAAAGGTATAATCTTTTGGTGAGCCAAAGATTACAGCAGATACACAAGCGGCTTTAACTGGTGAAGATGACGTACCCTTTCGAGTAGTGGGGCAGAAATCAATAAGCTCCTGTGCCAGTCTACCAACACTAGAGTTTAGTACAGGCTCTACAAGACCAAAGGAGAGGGAGGAGAACCTGTTAAGCATGAGACGAGTGCAGAAGTTCACTGTGTCCATAACTCTACCATCTGTGTTAGTAATATCAGCCATACTGCGCTTTGCGCCTTGGTCCAAAGCTGTAAAGATACTATCATCCGTGACCGTGAACATGGTGGTAGTGACCGGAATACCAGCTTGTACGATAGCTGCAAGACGGTGTTGACCGTCAAGAAGACGACCAGAAGAATGGATGATAATGCCTTGAGGTGTAAGTTTCCACTCTCCGTTTTTAATACGACTAGCGAGACTTGCTACGTGTGATTTACGCAGGAAGCGATTGTCGTAGTTGCTGGTGTCGAGAAGTCTCTGAGCTACCTCTGGTGTGATAGTAACAACCTTCATATCCACATTGGGTTGGTTGTTAAACATGTCGATAACCTCATTAACCATTGTGTTCATCATTCTTCAGTCTCCTTCTTGAGTGATTCTAGGGCATCCCGTATGTCCCACTTATAGATAGCACAGTACAAGATAAACTCAAGCC